TTGCCAAAAATTCTGAAAACAGTCTCCCTAGTGTGCCGGCAATGAGCGTGTATGTCAGTGATTTTGTCTACGATAGGGCTAGACTACAAGAACCACAGTTTGTCAGCAAAATGCAACTCAGACAACGTGCCTATGATCCCGCCACTGGTCAATTTACACAATACCAAGGTGATTTGCTCACTGTGGAAAGATTGATGCCAGTACCTTACCTGTTAACTTTAAAAGTTGACATTTGGACCAGCAACACTGAACAAAAATTTCAACTGTTAGAACAAATAGCAGTGCTGTTTAATCCCAGTCTTGAATTACAAAACAGCGACAGTTACGTTGACTGGACTAGTTTAAGTTACATAACGTTAACCGGATCTATATTCAGCAGTCGTTCAGTTCCAATTGGTACTGAAGAACCCATTGACGTTAGCACTCTGACATTTGAACTACCAGTCTGGTTAAGTCCACCGGCCAAGGTCAAACGCCAAGGGGTAATACAAAAGATTTTGGCCAATGTTTACGATGCACAAGGCACTGTTGATCAAAACAACAATACGTTTGACGTTGCAGGTAGTTTGTTTGCCACACAACGAATTTATACTCCTATTAATTTAAATGTGGTTTACCTGGGCAACACCTTAAAACTCTACGTCAATGAAAGCGAAATAGCCTTTGATGATGGTACTGTTCCGCCAATGACCGAAGGCGATTGGGGAGTAGCAGTAAGAACATTCGGCGAACTCAGCGGCACCGGTAATGTTGATCTGCTGACCAATGGTATTAGCCAGGTTAGATTAGAAAACGATGGGGCCACTGTGGTTGGCACTGTGGCTTATCATCCCACTGATGTTAGTTTATTAATTTTTAATGTTGATACTGACACACTACCAGTGAACACTTTGAGTCCAATTAATGCCATCATTGATCCAAGAAATGTCACTGTTAACAGCGCATTATTAAATCCCACAACCGGTACTCGTTATTTGATTTTAGACAACATAGGTCACCTAGACAACAACGACAATAATTCTCTTACTGTAGACGGTGCACCAATTTGGAACAGAGCGGGCCAACCACAGTTGATTGCCAATGCCAATGACATAATTCAATGGGATGGATCGCAATTGACAGTGTCCTCTGATAGCCAGCTAACTACTAGTGTACAATATGTAACTAATCTTACCACCGGTGTTCAATACAAATGGAAAAACAGTCAATGGTCAAAAAGCGTGGAAGGACGCTACGGAGTGGGCGCCTGGAGTTTCGTGCCAAGTTAATACAGGGTGTCGGAGCACTAATATTTTCTAAAAAAACCAAACGCTACTTATTCTTACTCAGAAATGGAGGCAGTTGGTCAATGACCTGGGCCCTGCCCGGTGGTAAAATGAATGCCGACGAAACTGTAATAGTTGGTCTGGCTAGAGAAATTGAAGAAGAACTAGGTGGTCGCATCAACGATCCTAAATTAATTCCTATTGAAAAGTACACCAGCGATGATCATCGTTTTGTATATCATACTTTTTTTATCAGTGTCGACGACGAATTTGTGCCCGAACTCAATGACGAGCATATAGGTTATGCTTGGTTGCCATTGAGAGCACTACCAAAACCATTGCATCCTGGAATTGTTAGAACAATGAATTCATCTGTGGTCTTAGAAAAAATACAGATTTCAGAACAATTGTGTTAGAGTACAAAACTACCTGACGTTGTAAACACATGCATGGTTTTATTTGAACCGGCGTCGTAGACCACCGATCCCCCGGTGGCACGCTGAATTCCAGTATACCGTATTATACAAACCCCGCTGCCACCTTGTTTGCCTTGTTGTGGATTACCAGCAGCTCCGCCAGCACCTCCACCACCTCCGGTGTTTGCTACCCCAGCAGTACATCCATTGGTACTAAATGTAGCACTGCCGCCGCCACCTAAACCGCCAATGGCACCAGTACCGCCACCGCCACCAGCAAGATAATATACACCCCCACTTAATTCACCAACTGTGCTGCCTGCAAATGGATTAGCCCGACCGATACCACCTAAGCCGGTGCCACTTGAGGCTTGTGAAATTCCGCCCTCTCCACCGGCGCCACCGCCGCCACCATATTGACCAGTCTGTTGATTGCCTGCTGATGCGCCACCAAATCCATATCCATAACCATATGTGCTAAACTGCAACCCGGATGTGGCTGACCATCCGTCAGCACCACCGCCACAACCACCAGAACTTCCATTGATGCCGGTCCCATCTCTACCACCACCAATGCCGCCGCCCATGGCCGTATAGTTTACTCCTGATCCAACAATGGTGCTATCCGACCCATTGGTACCAGGTACATTATATCCTCCCGGTGGTGGACTTCCACCACCACCAATGGTGATTGTATAGGATTGTCCTGTTTGAGCAGGAGTATTAAAAATTTCTACAAATCCGCCAGCACCACCGCCACCAGCATTGTGATTACCAGAGTTAGCATAACCCCCGGCTCCGCCGCCGCCGATGATTAGTACGTCGAGTTTAAATGCAGTAGTACTAAAAGTAATACTACCAGTACCGGCTGTAAAAGAAGTTATTTTAAATTGCCCAGATGTTGCAGTATTAGCAGTAAGACCAACACCAACTGATATTGAATTTGCAATAGGATATTTTAATATAATTACTCCAGAACCACCGGTGCCTCCTGTGGTACCACCACCAGCACCACCACCAGTGTTAGCAGACCCAGATCCACCTGTTCCATTGGTTACTGCTGAGCCACCACCACCGGATCCACCTGTACCAGCAGTTGCACTACCGCCTCCGCCTCCGCCGCCGGCATAATAAACATTACTACCGGTTATATTCAACTGAACACCAATACCACCGTTGCCGCCTACTGTGTTCCCGGCATTATCTCCTACTGCCCCAGCACCACCGCCACCACCGCCGGCGTTGTTGCCATTGGAAACCCCGCCCATGTTTGATCCGCCGTTATTGCCTTGGCCCAGAACTCCGGTACCTCCTAGATTAAAATCATTGAAACTTCCAGCCGAGCCTGCTCCTCCGCCGGAGCCACCGTTGAATCCGGTTTGTGCCCAGGAATAACTACCACCGCAACCTCCGCCGATTGCAGTAACAGAAGAAAATACCGAATTAGATCCATTTGAACCCCCGCTGTACCCTCCACTGCTATTATTAGAGGCCCCGGATCCCCCAGCACCAATGGTAAGCGAATATGACGTTCCAGTTAACAAACGCAACGAACTAGTTATCAAACCCCCGGCACCACCTCCACCACCGATGCCGCTACCTACTACATATCTTCCTGACCCACCTCCACCACCACCGGCCACTACCAAATAATCTAGTGTAAAAATTGCAAAAATTTCAAATGTGCCCGACGAAGTATAAACATGATAGGTGTAGCCGCCTTGAGTTGTGATAGTTCCGCCAATGGCTGCTTGACTCCCAGGATAACGAATTATCACTATGCCTGAACCACCATTGGCCCCGTTCACAGTGGTAACATAATCAAACGATGCACCACCGCCACCGCTGCCTGTGTTGGAAGTGGCATTTGTACCAGATCCGCCACCGGTAGCGCCACCACCGCCACCTGCTCCATTTACTCCACCGGTACCCGACGGTCTACCACCCCCACCTCCGCCGGCATACGCACCACTGACCCCAGTCGATGTTGCCGATGACCAAGAACTGAAGGTACTTATAGCAGCACCGCCATTTCCACCGGCTCCGCCGCCTACACTTTGCCCAACGCCGCCGGCACCACCTCCACCGCCGCCGCTATAATCGTTTGGTCCCCCAGATGAACCCGTGCCACCATTATTACCGTAACCAGTGAATCTAGAAGGAGTATTTGCTGCTTGATTTGATGAGCCCCCACTGGCAGCGCCGCCTCCGCCACCTGACCCTCCGGGCCCACCGGGGGATTCCCTACCCCCATAACCGCCGCCTTTGGCTGCTAGGTTTAACCCCCCACCTGTTACCGTTGTGTCGGTACCAACTGTGCCATTAAATTGTCCTGTTGCCCCTGTTCCGCCGCCACCAATGGTGATACTATATGTTAAAGATGAACTACGATCTTGGCTAATAGACCCGTATAGTACACCGCCGGCTCCGCCACCACCACCGCCGCCCCAACCGCCGTAGCCTCCACCGCCACCGCCACCACCGATGACTAATAAATCGATTAATAGATTTTTCGGACTTGCAATGCGCCTAAGTCCCCGAAAAACCACACTGTTTAAAACCGGCATAATTTATCCAAACGTGGCATAGGATCCAAAAACTATCCAACTACCGGCATTACGCACTAGATTAAACGAGGCCATGTCTTTTTTATTGGCCACTGGAGTTGGTGTTAATCCTTCGAGCCAGTTTATTGTTTGTGCAACTCCATCAATTTGAACTGCATTAGGAAAGTAAGGTGAGGCACCTTGAATAAGAACCAGTGTAAAATTAACCACAGAACCGGCGGTAGTCGGCACGTTTGTAAAATTGGCAGTAAAATTGGCTGCTATGCTAGTGTGTATCCAAATGCCGCCCACTGTATAATTGTGTGCCACAGTACCGGTGCTACCGGTCAAAGTATTCGATGCTTCTAACACAAAGTTCGGTGACGGACCTGTACTTCCAGTGGCACCGGTTAGTCCAGTGGAACCGGTTAGTCCAGTGGCACCAATCACTCTGCCTGCATTGATGGTGCTGTTACTTGATAATCCAATGACTAAGTTTCCAGTTGAAACATTTGCACTAGTTACCGACACCCCGGTGGCACCAGTTAACCCAGTGGCTCCGATTATGCCTACGCTGGTTAAATTCCATGCTAGGCCGTCCCAGATCCAACTGCGACCATTTAATACATAGGTACTACCTATTGTGGGATTCGACGGGTAATCTAAGGGCATTTTTTTAACCTTTTAATTATTTATTTTAAGAACGTTATCTAAAGGTAACCGTACCGCTTGAGAATATAGTGTATACATTGTATGTACCGTCGGACGAACTGCTAGCCGACGCTCCACCGCCAAATGTAGCCGAAAACGCCACAGGAATTCTTAGAATCGCTATACCCGATCCGCCATTGCCTCCGATATTATTGGTATCTAATGTGGCCCAGCTGGCACCACCGCCACCACCACCACCGCTATTACCTGATCCCGAATTACCAGCCCTTGAACCATTGAGATTGTACCCACCACTGGCTCCACCTCCGCTGCCACCGGATCTTCTTCCCCCAGTAGCATACCATCCGGCGCCACCACCTCCGGCATAGGTGCCACCATTAAGAGTAGATGTTTTTCCTGGACCTCCATCCATTACACAGGCGCTATAGATGCTGCCTGTGTTCATTGCTGCATTTGGTGGGCTGCCACCAGCTCCACCACCGCCTCCAGCGCCAGTGGCAGTATTTCCTGGAGTAGGATAAGCGCCACCTTGGAATCCTTGACCCGAAGTTCCTGCACCGCCGCCGATTAAGGTGGCTTGGTTCCAGGCACCGCCGCCTGATCCACCGCTGTTGCCTGCGGATGAATTGGTGTTGCCGCCGGCACCACCACCGACGGCACTATGGATGTCAAAAACAGTGTTTGATCCATTGGTGCCTTTATTGGACCCGCCGGTGCCACCACCTCCAATGGTAATAGTGTATGCACTTAAAGTAGTTTTGGTTGCTGAACCCGACAAGAATCCGCCAGCCCCGCCGCCACCGCCGTAATTATTGGCACTGGGCGACCCACCAGCCCCGGCACCGCCACCAGCAATTAGATTGTACTCAACAGTTAAACTCTGTGGTAATGGTGAAGGGGTTGGAGTCGGTGGTGGACTACCCGAAGGTGTAGGTGTTGGAGTAGGCGTCGGTGTCGGCGTGATACTCGGAGTAGGTGTCGGAGTCGGCGTGATACTTGGTGTTGGTGTTGGACTTGGTGTAATACTTGGTGTTGGTGTTGGTGTTGGTATGACACTCGTACTGGTATCATTGATGATCACATTAGAACTAGTGGCAACGATATTGCCAGTGATACTGTCTGTTCTAATTTCTAACCTAAACACCTCAGGTCCTTCAGTTGCGCCAGGACTAGCATCAGCAGCAATGTATGTAGTAACTGTTCCTTGGCCGTGAGTTATTGCGAAACTACCGCTGTTAACATTGCCAGTAAAATCAGAAGCCGACACATTACCGGTCACAGTCCAGTACAACGTAGTACCCGAAGTCACATTCAATGTGGTAATAAAGAAACTTATATTCTCGCCTTCGTTGATTGTTGATTGTGCCGGGGTAACAGAATATCTAACTGAGGGTTTTTTAAATTTTCTCGCCAGCGGTTGTTTAACTAAACTATTCAGCCTAGGCATGATTATCCGTATGTACTAAAACTACCCATTACACGCCAACTTGAACTTGATCTTATTAGACTAAACGAAAAAACTTCTGTTTTGTTAGCATTTGGTGTGGGTAAAGCATTGTCATTCCATAACACAGTTTGTAATACACCATCAATTTGAACACTATTAGGGTAATAGGGTATAGATCCTTGATAAAGAATAAGTGTAAATGTAATTACATTGTTATTAGTTGTAGGAACATTGGTAAAATTAGCAGTAAAGTTTGCAGCAACTCCAGTATGCAACCATAGACCACCCAAGGTATAATCATGTGCCACTGTGCCGGTACTACCTGTCAGTACGTTCATACTTTCAATGGCTATATTGGCGCCAGGGCCTGTGGCGCCTGTGGAACCCGTTACGCCTGTGGCACCTGTGGCTCCGCCAGGACTGCCCTGAGGGCCTGTAGCACCTGTGGCTCCATTTGTTCCATTGCTCCCAGATGCGCCAGTGGCTCCAGTTAAACCTGTGGCACCTTGCGCCACAGATGCGTTCCATTTAACGCCATCCCAGGTGTATATAATATTGCCAACATTGACCGTGGCGTTAAGTGAAGGACTATTAGGAAAATTTAATGGCATACTTTGACCTTGTTCAATTCTATTTATTAACCAAATCTGCGTATTTTTTGTCTCGGAAATGTTCTTCCTGCTGCGGGTCTAACAAAGTGATCGCGCCTTGGATATACCTGATTGGTTCTACTTCCTTCACTTTTATAGGCGGCGTATAAATTAGGTCCGTTGTACAGTGTGTTATAACTCAGATATGAACTAGAACCATATGTTGTACTAAAAGCAGAATTACTCAGTGAGTTAGAAGTGGCTGAATTTTGTATGTACTGCAAAGCCTGCGCTGCTGTCATGTTAGAATAATTTTCCAGTGCGCAAGCGATTAAGCCTGTTACTTGTGGCGACGCCTGACTAGTTCCAGACATTTTACCTTTGTTAAAACCGGCGTTCCTTGGATCGGCTACTCCACCAGTGTAGTATGCTCCCATGATATTACTGCCAGACGCAAAAATATCAGTACGTGTGCCAGCATTGCTATAATCTGCTTTGCGCTCAACAACTGTAGAATCAATGGAACTAACACAAATCACACCGTTTGCTGCCGCAGGCGATGGGCCTCGCATGTAAAATAAACTTTGATATGTGCCCGACAAGTACTGCAAAGCGTTATCGTAATTGGCATTACCGAATCGATCGTTATACATGTAAAAATTTCCAGCAGCACCTACTAGAATAATACCGTCATTGATTGCATCTGCCATGTCTGCGTCTATGCTAGCGTCCCTGGCCATGTACAACATATTAGATCCGCTGGCTGCTACTAATCCAAAATTAGCACGATCAGTCACTGTCCAACCGCCGCCGGGCTTGTTATAAGTAACGCCTTGATATATAACTCTATCGATACTACTCAACGCTATACTTCCTTGCAATCCCCAACTCATGTTGCATATGGTCGGGTTCTTACGCCCAGTTACTGGATTAATGGGTTTACGTTGATGCCAGATTCTTACGTAATTCATAAGGTCGTATAGGTAATTGACATATCCCGACGAGTTATTAGTACTTGAACTATACGGTGTAATATTGTAAATTTTTGCTCCACGAGCCCAGCCGCAGGTATTTCCTGCTGCAATGGCTGCTACATTATTTCCGTGATTGTTGTCAGCGTCTGCCCCGGCGATAAAATCATAAACATAAGTTCCAGCAGCAACGGCACGAACTTCGTTGTTGTATTGAAACCAATTAAATTGATTCAAGCGTGTACCGCCGGTGCCATCTGCATTTACTGCCCATTCTGGATGCCCGGATACTAAATGCCCGTCGACGATGACCACATCAACGTTTCTTCCGATGTTGGTTAAATCAATGGTGCCTGTGACTGCTGCGGTATTGTCACTGCCCCAATTTGCTCTAGTGGCACGTTCATAGCCTCTGAGCAATCCCCAATTGACATCAGCAGCATTATTGGTGCTAGATTTGTCCCAATTTGAACTGGTTTGTAGCACACAGGGTCTAATTTCCAAACCGCGATCAACATAGTGCAAATCAACGGCTTCTACACGCGAGTCCTGAGCAACCTGCGCTGCTTCATCATCGGTTAAAAAATAATGCGTGCCACGACTCATCGGTCTTCTATAAGCACATTCAATTTGCCGAAACGGAATTTCAGCATCCCCATAGGTGCTTTCCATGTCGTCGTAAAATTGATCTAGGTCGGCACCAGGTTTTAGAGTAATTATATACTCGCGTTCTTCGGCCATGTTAGAGCTCCGTTCTAACTATGGTTACATTTACTGTGATTGTGTTTGCACTGACGCCAGTATTTGTGACGTAAATTGGTATTTGATTGGTCACTGGGTTTTCGTCGTTGAATCCCAGTACCGCAGGTGATAACGTTACAGTTTGATTAACTGTGGTAGTTATAACTTCGGCAATAATACCAACATCTGGAGATGGATCAACGCCTTGCGATCTAGTTAAATCAAGAGCGCGGGCCGCAATATTTGTATACAACCTTACCCAGGCTGGATTACTTACTTGTATTTTATATAGATTATAACCAGTGAACCCAGTTATAGAAGCATTAGCATTGGCTCCAGCGGCTAAATTAGTCACTGTAACACTGGCATTACTTCTGCTGACTAAACCAGTGGCGCCGGTTGCACCAATTGACCCCGAAGTCCCGGTTGCACCAGTGGCTCCGCCTGGACTACCTGTAGGACCAGTTGCACCAGTGGCTCCCGAAATTCCCGATACACCACTGGCACCAGTTGCACCAACAGGTCCGGCTGGTCCTAAACTAGCTGTAATCCACTGGCCGCTGTCGGAGTCAACATAATAAAAATAAAGTGATCCAACATTGCTAGCCCACCATAGCGTTCCGCTAGATGGACTTGACGGCGGATCATCGCTTACAGCGATCGTAAGAATCGGTCCTGTGGCACCAGCAGGCCCTGTTGATCCTGTTGCTCCTATTCCTGTTGCTCCTGTCGCACCAACACCAGTGGCTCCTGTTAATCCAGTGGCTCCTGTGGCTCCACCCGGACTACCGGGACTTCCAGATGGACCAGTTGCACCTGTGGCACCCCCGGGATTGCCTTGTGGACCAGTGGCCCCTTGGACGCCAGTCGCACCAGTGGCTCCACCTGGACTACCAATATTACCTTGAATGCCTTGGGCCCCGGTTGCGCCTTGTGTTCCGCCACCTAGTTCAACCCATTGACTGCTGGTATTGTCATTGACATAGACATATTGTTTCCCGGTATCAGAATCAATCCAAACATTTACTCGATCAGGATTAGCAACAGTGGCTGGTGGAATTTCGCTTACTACAACGACACCCCCAGCAGTTGATCCAACACTACTGGTCCTAGACCAAGTGTCTTTGGCACTGTTATAGGTATATAGTGTACCGTTAACAGTTACTTGTTGACCATTAGTTGGATTTGATGGAAAAGGCATATGAAAATCTCACAATCGTATGCTATATTTATACTTTATTCTGCTAGTCAAGTGCTCAAAAAAACTGCCCTTTACGGGCAGTTTTTGTTATTCAGTGGGAGCAGGTGGCGGCGGCGCTTCTTGCCAATTTAGTGTAGATTCGTCCCAGAAATAAATTTTCATAGGATCGCCGGTGCCTGCATCCGACGGCATAGGCACCGGCGCTTCCCATAAACACGAGTCGTTGTTTAAAATCCAACTTGGATACGGCTTCGGTGGTACAAAAGCATCTAATTGTCTGTTATAGGTATAACCAATGCCAGCATAATTTTTACGCAGTGGTGTCCCACCGAGCCTATGAACCCCGCCTATGGTATTATAACTGGTTTGTATCCAACGACTAGGATCTCCTACAGCACCAGTGTTAATAAAATCTTGTTCAGCCACAATAACTTGTACTACTACATCATTTTCGTTTATCTGTGCAAAATGTCCCATAAATTCTCCTTAAATTGAAAGATTATCGCCTTGAGGAGGCAATGTTAACGAATCCCATTGTTGTCTAGTTTCATTCCATACATAATTACCGCCGTCATTGGGGTAAGGCACTGGTGCCACCCATTGACCGGTGTCAGGATCAACTACCCAACTTGGTGTGGTTTTTGGTGGAATAAAGGCATCAAGAGTTTCATCGTACGTATAACCCATTTGAGCAA